GGCTTGTGCCAACACAACACCGCCCAAAGGCTCACTAAGGTTGCGTTCAATCTCAATAAGTTTAACCAAATGACTTTCGTCTTGCGTAGTTCCATCAAGTTGCCAGTCTATTAAGATTTCATACTGGGGCGTTCTATTTTTCTTAGTGGCGTTTGTTATAAAAGTTCCAGTTACATCTATCATCTGTTATTTATTTCTGTTAACTCAATATCAAACTCAACATAATAACTATCTTGAAATCCTTTAGGCTTCATTTCTCCAAGTTCCATATTACATAAAACACCATTAGAACTATCGTATCTTTCAAAGTATAAAGAAACAGGGGTTTCGCTATCTAAATGCTCTAAAAACAACTCTTGTATATCTTCGTACTGTGTTTTACTCAAACCGCCCCATGACATTTTATAAACATACTTCCTACCAGTAACATCACTCCACGAGGTAGCATTTAATGTCTCGTCAACAGTTCTAGCGACCACTTCCTTTCTTGAATAATTAATAGGGTGGTCTATTGTTATATCTAAGTCATTGCAAACAAATCTTAGTACGCAACTCATATTGTTAATCCCCTTCCCTTTGCATAATCATCATATGCTTCAAATATTTGTCTTGCTAATTCTCTTTTTTCCATGTCTGTACCTGCATAAGTGCCTATATTAACGGTAAAATTAGGGGTCGAACCAGCGTAAGCCAAGCGGTCAGTCATACCACCCAAATTAGAGCTAATTTGTGAACTGTATGTAGGGACTTGAATACTCTCTAAAGTACTTGATACAGCGTCTTTTAAAATGCTAAGTCTATCCAATATTGATGGTGAGTTTCTTTTTTTCACATTAAATGCGTTTGATATAGCACTTCTGATTTTCTCGGCAACTTCCTTGACATAATTCCAGGCCTTGCCTATCCAATATACAGCAGTATCATAAACCGCTTTTACACCTTCAGTAGCGATAGCACCTAACATTGAAAAGTAGGATTTAATTATGTTGAAGGATGCCTGTACTATTGATTTAACAGCGTCCCAAGCACCTTGCCAGTCACCCTTAAACACAGCAACAAAGAATTTAATTATGCCTATTAATATATCTATGCTGTTCTTAAAGTATGATTTTATGAATTCCCACATCGCCCTAGCCACAGCCATTATATTGTCGCCATAGAGTTTCCAAAACGCCTTTAATTGTTCAAAAAACCAAAGAATAATTTCTTTTATGCCGTTTATTATATACATGATATCTTCTTTATGTTTTGCCCAGAATTCAGTTATGGCTTTAACAACGTCCCTAGTAATATCTTGAATACCCAAAAAGTTCTTTTGCCATGCAACAAACAAAAGGCCAACAAGTGCTGAAATTAAAACAAGTGGGTTGGCTAACATATTAACCAAACCAGCGATAGTGCCTATTATCAGCAATGCGGTCAAAGCAACAGCGACACCCTTAAGAAAAGCAATAACCGTTTCTTTGTTTTCAATAATCCATTCTGATAATGAACGAAAAGCGTTCACCAAACCAATAACTATATTTGCTATTAGACCTGCCTGTGCAAAATTATCACCTGTAAAAAATGAAAATGCCTCAGTAAGTTCGGCTTTTAAATCCTGACCTTGAAATATGCCCTTTATACTTTCAAAAACATTGCGTATAACCTTACCGAATCTAAACCATTTAGCAACGATGGCGTCATCTTCATTTAATCCAAAATCTCTTAAAAATCTGCCTGTCAAATCACCCTGAATACCAGACCTTATAAGCCCAATAATCATTGAGAACTTACGACCAAATCCCGATATAGCACCTGTGGCTTTAGTTACCACACCCTTAAATAGGTCAAATATTCCAGACGCTTTTACAAAATCGGACAAGGTAATCCCTATCGTGTCTGATAAATTAGACATTACCTGATTAAATGTACCAGCCTGTGCGGTAAAACCCATTGCAGTTAAACCACCCTTAGCACCTGCTTTTTCAAAAGCACCAAACAACAAATCGGCTGCATTTGCTGAACCTTTTAGTTCTTCGGTTGTTAAATTAGACGCTTTTAAAATGTCATTAAAAAGAGGAATTGCCCTTTGAAATTGCCTTATATCCATTTCACTAACCACACCAGTAGAAGCCACCTGCTGTAAATTAGCAATAACGCTGTTCATTTCAGCCTGACCTTTACCACTTGTGGCAATGGCTTTACCAACATCAAGTAGTATATCAACAGCCTTATCGCCATCTTTAGTTATGGCTGCTAGTGCCTGTGTACCCTCAACAAGACCGGGCAATTCAAATGGTGTAGCAGCTGCTTCTTTTTTAACTCTAGCAATGACCGCCTCGGCTTTTTTTGCAGAACCTAATAATGCGACAAAGCCCTGTTCTGCCGACTCTAAATCACCTGCAAACTTAACTCCCTTGACAGCTAAAGCACCAAACGCAGTAGCACCAACCGCACCTATACCAGCTAGTATTTTTCCGAAATGAACTGCCGAATCAGTAGCACTTTGTAATGAACCGCCTACAGAACGTGAAAAGCCCTCAACCTTTTTACTAGCCCTAGAGAGTCCCTCACTAAAGTTCTTATCGTCAATGTCTAATATCCATGTAATTGAACCGCCATTAGCCATCTATGACCTTTCTTAAATCATCTAAAAATGACTTCATGGCTTTAGGTTTAGCATTAGTTAAAGCCATACCTTTACACAGTACAAACAATGTTCTTGCTTTTTCCTTTTCTGCTATTTTTAACATTTGAATTAATCTTTTGTACGGAAGTTGCCTTGCTTCATTAAATTTGTACTGTGGATAATGGTAACAAAAAGAAGCCAACAAATCATCAATGTTAGCTTCTTTTCTTGGTATTTTCTGAACTTTTATTACTTTACTTGACACCGAGTTCTGTTTCTATCATTTCTCGGAACTTACGCCAATGAGGAATAAACATTTGTTTGGATATTTCCTCAAAAGATGGTGCGTCATTTACAGGAGTGATGAATTGAAACATAAAAGCATTAGCTTTTTCCTCGTCTTGAGTATCCAGTTTAGAGAACAACTGAATTTCCTCTGTCGTAGGTTGCCTAAAACGATAGGTATGCCCCTTTAACTGAAATTCAAAATATTCCTGAATATCTAAGTCAAGATTGTGCATTATGATACTACGCTAATAGTTCCATCTTTAAAGAATTGAACTGTAGCTTCAGTGCTTTCTGATTGACCTATGAATTTAACCATGACTTTTCTCAACATATTGTCAACTTCGATACCTTCGAGTTTTGACCTTGCACTAACAAGTCGCATGACCTGTGCAGGATTTTCACAAGAAATAATATCAAGATTTTTAGTTATTTCTGCGTCATCACAAGCTCTAGGTGCAACATCAATAGCACCCTGTGCGTTGTTTACAGTTTCCCCAGTTGATAATACGCCACCATTTACTACATGATGTTGAGGAAGAACAACAGCTAAGGCTGCAATATCAGTTTCCAAAAGAGTGATGGTAACAGTTGCCTTATACGAACCGTCTAATTCTATAACTTTGCCTTGAACACTCTCAATATCTTCTGTATTGATTTCATGTTCAAATTCTATTTCTTCAATGTCTTGAAGTTCGCTGTCACCCCAGCGCAGGTTGAAAGGACCTTTAATTATTGCCATATTGAAATGATAGAGTGGTGAAATATATTAGTCAAGCATAAACACGAACATTGACTTCTAACATACCTACTGTTCGGTCTTCAATATCGAGGTCTTGGTCTGTAGGATAAACTAAAGTCTCAACTTCAATGACTTCAAAATCTTCCAATTCTATGCAACCAGTTATTGCCAACTCCAAGGCGTGAAGTGAGTTATAGACATCGCTAGTGTTTGAACTTCGGTAATATGTATTAATGCGATAATTCTTAATTTTTTCGCCAGTACTTAATTTGTTTTCATTATTACCGCCTGATAAAACTAACCACCAAGCACTATCTGACGCACGAAGAGGTACACCGCCAATAAAAAGGTCTGTCCCCAAAGTAAGTGAGAAATTATCGACTAAATAATTTGCAAAGCTCTCGGCTATGTTCATTTGATTAATCCAACTTTCTTTGCAATGCTGTCACTTTGCTTAATCGTATCTCTAACAGCATTTTCCGCAAAATGAGGACCTGTACCTGCTGTTGTATAGTTTGTATATTGTTTTTTTTCTTGGTATATCGCATAGTTTTTTCCCCATATAATCTTACCTTTTAATCCTAAGACTTGTTTAACAATATCCATTCGCAACCTGCCTGTTCGCATAGGTGTTTTAGGGGTAGATGTTTTAACTACTTCATCAGTTAAGGCTCTTAAAAAAATGCTTGAACGGGTTTTAGTTTCATCTCTAATTTTAGGCATATTATTTTTAACAATAACTTTCATGATATCCCTGCAATTCTTGTAGTCTTTTTAAGCAATAATTGAATATTATCTATATTACGGCCTATTAAATGGTCTCGGTTAATTGAAACATCGGTTATTTTGTACCAGCCATCGTTTGAATTAACATCGAATAAAGGGGCTAATAAATACATACCCTCAAGTCTGTAGTTGTTTGAGATTAAAAAAGCATTATTAAAATCTGGATAACATATAGCGTCAGCGTCTATGTTTTCTTGAAAGTCGTTATTGACCGAACCTGTGTTTTGAATAAATATAGCCGGTACGCTTGACTGACTTACAACCTCTTTATCGTTCCTATAACCGTTACTTTCAACTTTAACGATTGTAACAGTATCTCTGTAATTTAATTTTAAGGTCATACTATCGTTCTATAAAGCGAACCATTAGGTCCTGCATATTTGTTAAGTATAGAAGTACTAACATCAGCACCCCGTGGTTTATCAAATTTAGTATATGAGTGAGTTCCCAAAGTTTCAGATTTAATGTCCTTACTCTGGTCTGCTTCTATTGTTATCATATCAGCCCAAACCATATTTAAATCGTCTGGTAAACAATCCTCATAAAACCAGTCAGCGTCTACAGCTAATTGAACACACGAATTGCATTTGCAAAGGCACTCGCAAGTCTCACAGTTTTGAATATACTTAGTAATATTACCTTTTTTGTGAACCCTTATTTCATCATCTGTGAAAGTCTTTAAAGTAACACCGCTTGGGTCTTCGCCCATCTTTATATGAACAAGTTTTACTGCGTGAAGTCGTATAAAAGGGTCTACAAGGATAAATTCATCGTGTTTGTTGTAATTAAACAGCCTGTAGGCAGCCACAACATCGTCAGGGTCATTTAATGTGCCGTCAATATCACAAATACACTCATTTTGCACCTTGCCTAATTCCTCATAATGATTGTGCAGGATATCCTTTGCCAACAATGAATACCCCAGCATTGTTTCAAGCTGTAGGCGTGTTTTTTTAATCATGGCGTTATACAAGGCTTCATCGGTTACAGTTTTTCCCGTGAGTGTTTCGTATGTTTCAATTTTCATAATAAAATCTTAATCTATTTCCCAACAAAATGCCAAGCCTTTGCATCGCTAATAGTAGATAAATAAACTCTGTATAAATCGGTAAACCATTTATCAAACTGTAAAGCCACGTTTTGCATTAAGTATTTTTCGGAGTGTTTACGAATAGCTTTATAGTCAAGCTTATCTACTTTTTTTAACGCTGTTACAAAATCCTCTAAAGTGTCGCATCTATAACCGTTAAAATTATTTATGACGGTATCCGGAAACACGCCAAAGTTAGTAGTAATTACGGGAGTTCCCGATAACATAGCTTCAACATGAACACCAGCAAAAGGTTCTAAGTATTCAGTAGGTGTCAAGACAACCTTAGCTCTAGCCATTAGTTTTTTCCTTTGTTCAACCCCAACAAAGCCTAAATACTCCCAATTCCCCGAAGGTATCTCAAATTCGGTGTTTTCAGACGCTACAAGGCTTCCAGACGGAGTTTTAACACCGCCCTGCCCTGCTATTAATAATTTAATTCCAGCTTCTCTACACGCCTTGTACGCTGTTAAAATACCCTTTCGTCTAATCATGCGCCCAACAAATAAAGCATAGTCGTCTTTTTCGTAAGATACCTCTATATCTTCATCATCAAAATAATTAGGGATAACTCGGTCATAATACCTACCGTTCATTGAAGCAAAAGGATTTTCAGAACCATAGGTAAAGTTTTGAATATATGTACTTTCAAAAGACCTATATTCAGCATACGAACCCCTATAACCAATACCTGTTTCGCAAGTCAAAAACAATTTAACAGCATCGGCAATTACTTTATGGTATAAACCTTGTGTTAGCAGTAAAAAATGGTCAGGCTTTTTGACTTTGTTTATATGCTCAATAACATTAGCATTGAATTTTAAGGTAACAGGCATTTTTTCACTAACACTTAAATCGTGTTTAAAGTCTTTAGAAGTCCAGTCATAGCCTATTTCAAATAGGTTGTTTCCCTCACCGTAACTACCCCTTATATCTTTTAAAGTGTGTGTTTGGATAAATTTTAAATTCTTTGAATTACAATACTGCTCAACATCTGAACCCTCACTACCGTAAAAGTAAACTGTATGCCCTAAGTCAGTGAGCATTCTAGCTAACTTACGGTTCTTCTGACTAAAAGCACAACTAAGGTACTTTTTAGATTGCGGTAAGTGAGGTAAACCCAATAAATGAAAGGTAAATTTATTCATGTCCTTTAAATACTCCATAAAAACAAGTACCAATACAACCATTTTCGTTTATCGTTTCTACTTTACCCTCACCGCCAAGCCACTTGTTTAATAAATCCTCTTTTAATGTGTGTATATGGCCATCGCTAATTGGTGTATTTATCCACTCAAACATTCTAATAACCCTAGCGTTAGACAAAACATTTTTAATTATTTTTTGAGGGTTTTCAGTGTGCTGTAAACAGTTATAAATCCACGCCTCGTCATAAATATATGTATCTTTATAATCCTCGGCTTTTTTATTTTTAAATTGGATATGGTTTTCCTCGTATCTAATCTTTACCCATGAAGGTACATTTAAGGGGTCAACAACAGTACAAAAACCTCTATTTTTAAATTTTAGTAAAAGTGAAACAGGACCACCACCAACATCAATAACTGATTTTCCTTTTAAATCGTAATCTATTAAGCCTAGTTTCTTATGATAGGTTTTTTGTTTAATTTCTTCACCAATAGTATCTAAACAGTCACCCCACCAGTTAAATTCAAATTCCTGTGCCTGTTGCCATGACTGCATGGGTATATTATACCACTCCTGGATTTTGGTGATTTACAAAACCCATACGAGGTATATAAGTCGCAACAGATTTGATGGAAAACGAGAATGTTATATAAGTACCATACTCGGTATTATTCACACCCTGCGAACCTGTAGCCCCTGCTGTTGTTATAACCTTATAAGATACATGAACGGGCTGACCGCCACCATTCGCATTAGCAAGTAAAGTATACCCTGATGGAGTTGAAATCGTACCTATAGCGCTTGTATCCCAGCCTGCAACAATGATATGAACCGCATTATCAACTAGAGTATTTATACTTGCTGTACTAGCCAAGCCGTTCTCGGCGCTATCTCTATTAGTTGCATTAGTTGTACTAGGCGCTACATCATCCTGTGGCGTTACAGTATCATAAGCGGATATAGCCACCACTCCCCACCTACCTGATGCGCCCATCGTGAAATTATATGTTGTAGGGTCTCCAACCTGTATAACCCTTGAAAAAACCGACATTGTGTGTCCACTACCAACATTTGGCTTATAGTCATTAATTTGTTCGGTAAAGGGAGTAGCGCCATTATTATCTGCAATTGTAGTTTGTCCGTTCCCATGCACGATAACTTTTACCAAGTCGCCAGGAGATGTCCCAGCAGGAGCCGATACAGATATTGCTGTACCTGTTGTACTACTATTTTGTGACGAAGCTCTAAAGACTAAAGCCATTAAGACCTCGTATAGTTAATCATTACTCCAATTAACTTAGCATCTACCGCCATATTATCAGAAGCATCGCCAGTTACCCTACTCACCTTCAAATGCACATATTCAGATGCAGTAGCACCTGCAATAGTAATTGCTGGAGTTGCACTTGTGATATACAAATCGTTGGTTGTACCGCCAGTATCAGCTATTTGCTGTGCGGTTCCCATAGCCTGGTCTAAAGCGTCATCGTTGGCATAAGACCTACCAGCCAAATTCCAAACTACACCAAAGTTTGTAGTTGTAGACGGGTGAGTCCAATAAAATACTGCGGTAATAGTTCCACCACCCCAATCGCTAGGCATTGCTAAGCCAACTTCTGCGTATTCTTGTGTGGTGGCATCAAAGTCTAATGTGTAAATATTAACATCATTAGTAGCAAGTTCTGTTTTAGTATTTATTGCACATCCTGCGGTTGTAGTTGGCCACATACCAGCCGCACTCAAGTAAAGTTGGCCTGCTGGTTTAGCTCCTGTATCACCCTTTACACCCGTGTCCCCTGCTGTTCCAGTTGCACCTTGCGAACCTGCACTTCCAGCGTTTCCCGTATCACCTTTTACTCCTTGACTTCCAGTTGAGCCTGTGTCCCCCTTAGCTCCTGCACTTCCTGTTACGCCAGTTGCACCCTGTACTCCTGTATTTCCAGTAACACCAGTCGCACCTTGTGAACCTGCGCCTCCAGTATTACCAGTATCACCTTTGGCGCCAGTACTTCCTGTTACACCCGTAGCTCCCTGAACACCTGTATCGCCTTGCACACCAGTATCTCCACCGCCCAAACCAGATATATTATCAGGAGTCATAAAAACAACAGTAAGCTCTGTGGAGCTTGAATCCTGTTCCGCACCATCCCACGAATAAAAAGTATCAGCCGTATCTGTGGAGCTACCATCAAAGTAATCTTGCAAGGAGCCTGCCTCTTCAATCATAACTCCATCAAAAAAAGCTTCCCCATCAGATGCGGAACCATAAGAACCTAGGCCAAGCAGTATTTCCACGACCGTTGTACTAGCTAATGTGAAGCTAAATCCGACCCTATTCCAATTTGTATTACCAGGATAACCGCTAGTTATACCAGAGCCATGCGTAGAACCGCCTACGGTACGAACTATCACATGTGCGTTATTTACAGCCGAAGATAACTTACGATATACCGAAATGTAATAAGTACCTGCTGGCAAAGTTATAGCATCGCTTATTATGCCCCCATCTTTATTTGTAGCATTATTTATTCTAAATGAGGCATCGCCTATTTCCGACTCTGATGTACTGCGTTCGGCAGTATCATAAGTCCCGTAAGTAGTCCACGAAGATAAATCCAGTTCAAAACTAGGATTAGCTACAAAATTGCGTCTAACGGTTTTACTAAGAACAGGCTCAATAGTAATATCTGCCCTATTCTGGTCGGGATTATCAGTAATAAAAGTGATGGTATTGTCGGATTCCCCGAAATTTAATGTTTCACGCCTTGATTTAATAACCCCCTCGCTAGATAGCTTTATATAGTCCGAGACCCGTTTAAACGAAGGAGTAATAGCACCTCTAACTGCCAACCTGCCGCCTGCTACTGGAGTTCCACTTGTGTCTTCCCATAAAGAGTTAGTCGTTGAGCCGATATTCAAATACCAGTTTAGACCACAAACCTCTTTAACTTTTAAAGCCTCCTCGGCTACAGCAGTCAAGACAGCGTTCTGATTTTCATCAGAAACTACATCTTCAGTATGATAACCTATCTCACCTTGAAAATAGACGCATCCTGGAAAAGATTTAAGGAAATTCTGTAGGTCGGCCGCAAATGCAGTTCTGTACTCATCAGCATCAAGAATATCAGCATCTTGATAGTGGTCTATGCACAACCTACCACCAAAATACTCGTGTATATCGCTTACACCAAGGCCAGAAGCATCTCCTGTTGTGTTATTCCATGCAACACCACCCAGATTAAGTAGCGAAACATTTAAAGAAATTGGCCAAGTATGCACAAGGCCACCAAGCCCTATAGTTTCAAATGCCTGATTTGCATATAAAACCTGGTCTTTTGAAAACTGATTGTATTTTGTAATATCAAATACGCCACCAGTTTTAAAAGCAGGATTGCCAGCAGTATCAGCATTGTTGGATTCAACACACATAGCAAACAAATCTCCAGCTTCAAAAAATGTCGGGTTATCTTCGATAAATTCCACAGTTTGGTCAATATAATCCTGTAATGAAAGGTCGGCATCCTCACCATTATCGCCTTCCCAGTTATTCCAATGCGACCTATGATAAATCTTAAAACCTAAATCCCTTGCATGACCTACATACTTTGCATATTTTAAAGGACTGTCATATGGTACCGCTAAAGCTACATAGTTAGCACCCGTATTTTTAATCTCCTGCATTTGAGCAATAATCTGCGCATCTGTCAAAAAATCCCATGTATCGAACTTAGTTACAATCTGCATGTCCACGCATTTAATAGCCCAGCCGTCGGAAGCATAAGGCAAGTCGGGTTGAGCATATGGACTGGCCACGCCAACACCTGTATCACCTTGTGAACCTGTATCGCCTTTAGCGCCAGCCACGCCTGTACCTCCTACTGCACCAGTTGCTCCAGCGCTACCTTGATTACCCGTATCACCTTTTGCGCCTGCTGTACCTGTGTTTCCTGTGTCACCCTTGGCACCAGCTACGCCAGTCGCTCCCTGCGAACCTGCGACCCCCGTTTCTCCTTGAATACCAGTATCGCCCTTAATTCCTGTAGCACCTTGGTTTCCTGCACTACCTGTTGAGCCTGTATCACCTTTAGCGCCTTGGCTTCCTGTGACACCAGTATGCCCTTGCAAGCCCTGACTGCCTGTTGAACCAGTTGCGCCTTGTATTCCCTGCGAACCAGTAACACCTGTGTTTCCTTGACTTCCCGTGTCGCCTTTTATTCCCTGGCTACCAGCAGAACCAGTATCACCCTTATTTCCTACAACACCTGTTGCGCCCTGAATACCTTGAATCCCAGAATTACCTTGATTGCCTGTGTCCCCTTTAATTCCTTGAATCCCCTGAACACCTGAATTGCCTTGTATTCCAGTATCACCTTGGCTTCCAGTATTTCCTTGTAGACCTTGAACCCCCGTATCTCCTCGGATGCCCTGAATACCGCTATTTCCCTGCATTCCTGTGTCACCCTTGGCGCCTTGCACACCAGTTTCTCCAGGTATTCCACGTTTACCGACAGACTTTAAACTGATGTTTCTATCAATTTTTCTTAATTGAAATGTAGGTTCGTTTCTTCGGATTTTTATTTCGTACATTAACTAACTCCTAAAGATTTGCATATAGTTAAAGTTGGTAATTCGCATTCTTCACAATCTGTAACATCTGGTAGTTTTTCAATAGTTCCATCAGCATAAACAATAGTAAGCATATATTCATACTCTCCTAAATCATGGTTAGTATTATTAGTTTCAATTACTGCAACTCTTTTACCGTCAACAGTAGTAAAGTTTTCCGTTTCGTTAATAATTATTCCATCATCATCTTCAACTATCATTTGTACAGTTTGTGCGGTTAAATCATCGGCTGTTATGCCAAGTTCTAGGGTTTCACCCCGTCTAATAGAAATATTCATGAATAAAGTATATCTGTTTGAATAATTTACGCAATAAAAAGAGGGGGTTTTTAAGCCCCCTCTAGTTTCAAGTTCTAGTTAGTTATTAGGAAACTCCAGGTGCGCCCAATGCTACAACTTTGTCGGTATCCTTGACAGCACCACCTCTAAAGAACGAGCCTCTCAATACAAGTTCGTTTCTTTGGAATGCTGACTTAACTGTTTCCCCATCTTCGTAGGCTGCTTCGGTGGACAAATCGTATTTCAGACCGCCACTTGTTCTACCTGTAAAGGTACTAAGGTCAACATAGAATACTGCCTTGTTGATTGTTACTGAACTACCCTCAACTGTGAAACTCTTGGTTTCTGCAGTATTAAGTGTAGGTAGCAATTCATTAGGAACAACAATATATGGTCTTCCCAATATCATTCTTTGGTCGCCTGTAGTAAATAATCCCATTGCTGTATCGGTAGCAATTCCTGCACCGATTAATCTTCGTAGTAATTCACCGTAGGTTTTGTAGTTGAATATGAAAGTTCCATTTTCAACTTCCTCCGCAACTGCTGACCAAGTATCAATAAATGATTTAACAGCATTTACATCACTTGTAGTTGTATAGGTTTCAGAATTACCCGAAGTATTAACAGCCTGTTGTAATCTAGCAATAAAGAGTTGAGCTCTTTTTCTGTCGTAATCAGTTCTATAACCTGCGGCTACATCACCTAGTAAATCAACTGCTAAAAATCTTGTGGCTGCGTCGCAAACAGGAGTAACGGCTGCTAACTCATGTAAGTTAGAAGTCTGAATTCCTGCTGTGTATTCACTAAGTGGTTTAAGGTTTCCGTCTGCACCGTCATCGCAATGTTCAACTTCCTGCATATTAATATCGCCACTTCGTGCTAACCAAGCCATTTGTAAACTCAATGTTTCTTTCCAATCAAGTTTATTTAATAGGTCTTGGAAACTTGACCTATGACCTTCAATATCTCTCAAAAGCTCTGGTGAGATAACAAAGTTTCCCATATCTGCAATCGTCATAGAGTTAGCAACAATGCCCTCTTTTTGAAGTGCTTCCAAATGGACTTTGTTTAATTCTCGGAGTTTGTTGGCTGCAATGCTGTCATGGTTTTTTAACATATCCCAAGCAGCGTTTATTTGCATACCGTGTCTTTGTTTATAATCCATTGAATTAATTTCCTTTGCGGTATCCTTTACAAAAGTAGGCTCTTTAGCGTTCTTATTAAAGGTTTCCTTTTCTAATTTTTCTAATCTATTTAAAACAGCTTCCACTTTTGCAAGTGCTGATTCTGTTTTTTCTTCAGGTTTTTCTTCTGTTTCTTTTTCCTCTTTTACAGGTTCTACAGCTTCCTCAATTTGAGTCTCTACTGTTTCAACTTGGTCTTCGGAAACATCAACAGTTTCTGCAGGTGCTAATGTCTTTTCGACTTCATCACCCTCAGCGTTTTTGAATTTAACAACAACAGGATAACCTTTGCTGTTTTTAATAGTTTTGTACATAACAATATTATTGGTGGCGGTATCTTCATTGTCAAGCATTATCTTATTTAACACTTCAACATTTAAGCCACTATCCTTTGCTGAATTTAATACTTTGGTGTAAATCTCACTAACAGTTGCTTCCTTGTTATTGCCTACTAAGACAATGGAAAGTCCGATTAACTCACTGTCCATATAAACATTGTCGTCATTAGCCCAAGGTCCTACAGTTTCAATGGAAAAGTCTGTGATAAATCCAGCAACCAGCATGTCCCTTGTAAATCTAGCAAGTGCAGAATGTTCTGTAGCAAATTCAATACCCGTAATAGTTACAGTCGTATCGTTCTTTTGAAGTCCAATAACCTTGCCTACAATGTCTTGAATATTATCCGAATGGTTTACAGTCAATAAGCCCTTATATTTGGATATATCCATACTGCCAATATCGTATCTAGCACCGTTATACATTGTTTGGTCTGATGTAATTGGAACAGGATTAGAAAATCTTACTAAACTATCACCGTCCTGAATTACAGCAACCTTGTTTAAATGGGTAATAAATTTATTTTTCATTTCTCTTAACACGAGGTCTATGCTTTTTCACTTTATTATCGTGAATAATAATATCCTCATCTTTTTTTCTTTTTAATTTTTTAAGTAATTTCTCAAACATACTAATATGCTATCACAATTCCAATACAAGCTCATAGGTACACGAACAGTTCGGATGTGCATTTCCAGCCTCTAACGGTACAAAATCAACAATTAAAGACGTATCACCGACAGTTATACTATCGCCTAAATTTCTAAAATTCTTACCAAAAGGAACTGGTCCTTCCTTTTCTAGAGCTTGGCAAACCTCACAGGGGTTACTAGACCTTGTTCGCCATTGTTTATATGCAACACCTTCAAGTCTGTTTTGTTCAATGAATTGTTTATCAGCTTCAAACTGCGAAAGTGTAAAAGCTCTGTTGGTTTCGGTTCTTGCTACTACTGTTGCTCTAGCCTCTGATATTTGTCCTGAAAATCTTGTAGTTAGTGTACTTTCAATTTCGGATAATGACTTACCCTGCATAGCTTCCTCACTAGCAACTTTATACATTTCCTTAGAGATTGTATCCACATGGCTTATACCTACTTTTGAGGTTATCTTTTTAATAGCGTCGGTAGTTTTTTTATCAATCTTAAACGAGCCAGAAAGACCGTATTGTAATAACCTATCGGACATAACCCCCTGCCCCGCTATGTTAAATATCAATCCGTAAAACATGCTCAACGTAAGTATCAACTCGTCTGATATTTCCTTTTTTTCCTTTTTAGTTATCAAATCACTTTCACTATCAAGTTCCACATTATTAGCTTTTTTTCTAAGCCTGTTAAGCATGGTCATCATCAATCTGCTATCAATGTTCACTATTTCATTTTTTAAAACGCCCTGTTGTTGCTTTATAACACTATCATTGAGTTTATTCTTAACCTTGTTATCCTGAGTGTCTTCTTCGGTATCTTCCTCAACATCTTCTGTTGGTGTAATTACTGGTAAGGATTTTTCAATAGGTAATTGTCCCACTTCAATTTCACCCATTACATACTGTTCTGCAACATCATTAGGAATATCTTTATTAATTAATGACTGATAGAGAGTAAGTTTAGCATCAGCCAACTCAACTTCCTTTAATTTAGCGTCAAGGTCTACAGATAAAGGACTATCAACAACTATCATTGCTTTAGTTTTTGAAAATTCACTTTCGTATCTTCGTCTATAATCAAGGTTTAAAGCGTCTACAATAAGCTGTATTTGAGGTATAAGGTGATACTCAATAATCATTTCCTTTTGAACTCGTGAGGTTTCTCTGGTAGTACCAGACTGTTCAATTCCCATGATGGTTTTAGATACACCGCTTACGGCAAACAAGAGTTCCCTATTAATCTCATTAACATCTTTTAGGGCTGCCTTTGAAAGTTCAGTCTGCATTGAGTTCCAAGATATGGCACCGCCACCATTACCAAATATAGGCTCTCCTTTAGTATGGTTCATTAATCTAGCCCTAAAGTTTTTAAATTCTTCCTCATCTAAGATAACATCGGTTGATAAAATACCAGGTGCATTTATATTATTTCTCAAAGCATGTCTTGTATAATCACCCGCAGTTTTCAAAGTAAACTGACCCTCTTTCGCTGCATCAGTCATGGCATAAGGATTATCCTCATCAAATGGATTTAACTGTCGTATTTCAATAATCATCTCCCTCGGTATTTCCCTTTGAAAGCCCTTTCTATGCTCCGAGTAACCTATAACTTCTAATGTATCGCCAGACAAGACACGTCTAATGTTATATGGGTTAAGCATTTTAAAATACTGAACATCTCCCACCTTTTCACCATCAACATTACGCACAGCCATCAGATAATAAACACCCTCTAAATCTAGGTAGGTGGATATTTGACTCCAGAAGTCATACTCCGAAAAATCCAAGGAACTTGCAAGTAGTTCTAAGTAGGGGTGAGTATAATCAGCCTTATTACTATCAGTGTGTACATTTTGAATAGCAGTATTAGCAACTATATTTGCCCTGTTTCTTATAGCCGAATAACCGTATCCAGTATAAAGGTCGCTATCACTCATCAAAACTTGCGTCCAGTCAGGCGACATGGGTTTATTGCCATATTTTAAAAACTCTTTAGGTAAAGATACATTCATTGCATTTCTAGTAAGTCTTTTAGCAATGGCGTTTCGTAATTGATTTATTTTTGACATATCAAAATGTTACCAGACTTCATCACCAATTAAAATACGAGGCTTTTTCTTTTCACTAATTCTTATAGCCATTTCCAAACAGTCCAAGACATCCATTTTCTCCACATTAGGATATTCTGCCAAGTCGTCCCACAAGTCATTATCACCTTTAAATAAAATACCGCCTGTATTAATCATAGGTTCCATGCTCTCTATGCGCTCTAGTTTATTCTTAGTTTGTTTAATACCCTCAAAAGGTATATCTATACCGAGTTCCTTACTTATCTCGTTAGCCATTTTTCCAAAATATCTTTGGAACATTACGTCCTCAAAACCAAACCTCTGGAATTTATAGGGCAAATTAAATATAAGTCTCATGGCTTCGTCGGGTTTTAATATCTTTTTAATACTCTCCATTTCATATCTTTGCCCTTTATCATCTACACCAACAACCACAATACCCGTAGCACTTCCCTTTTCACTTTCACCCAAAGCTGGGTCTATAGCACCGTAGTATTTTAATTCTCTTGATAGAACTTCATATCTAATAGGCTTAAAATAGGCATATTCATCAGCAAGTGGGAATTCAGGTATATAATAACGCTTCCAGTCCTTAGAAGTAACTTGTCCTTTCTTTTCATCTAAGTAAGCCTGTGTGAACCTACCCTCTGCAAGTGCGTCTTCTAATGTAATACGAAGTTTCTTATAAAGTGGGTTATGATAGGCCTTTTCAAATACCGACCTCTCAATCATATTGCCTGACATTATTAATTTACCCCACCCCCTGTCTTCTTCGGGCATACGAACTATTTTAGAAAACTGTTCATCGTGCTTAATTAAACCCGCTTCCTCTAATACAACAACATCACCGCCCTCACCAACCACACCCTCGCCCTGCTTTATAGTGTTATCCGCTTCAACAGAAGTAATGTAAATCCAACCACCAGTAGACCACCTCAAAACTTCCTTTGTTGTTCTTACCTTTAGTTTTTCAATACTAGACATATCCAAATTAACAAGCCCTTCCGAAAAAATACTGCTGTCGGATATGTGCTGTAGTATATAATCCATTATCTTATTAGCTTTATCTTTTGAACCTGCAACAATGGGAATTTTTAAATGCTCCACCCTAGCCAAATAAAGTAAAGCCATGCCAAGTATTTCGGACTTTCCAAATCTAGTGGGTGCAGAAACCCACAACCAACGCTGTCGTGGGTTTATTATTTCCATGAATATCTTGGCTTGGCTTATAGTGGCTTCGTAAGGCTCCCCCTTACCGTTTTTATACAGCCTACTAATTAGCTTCTGTATCTTCTGTATCTTCTGTGAGTAAGTCATTTATTACTTTTTTCAATTCACTTGTTGTATCAAGCTCAATTCCCTTTTTGAACTCATCTCGGTCAACATTTTCCAACCACCATTTTGACAAGCCAACATCGGGCGGTTCTTCCTCTGTACCCTGTATTTTTTCAACAATATTGCTTCTTGCCTTTGCGCTAACCATACCCTGCCAAGACTCAATTAATAAACGAAGTTCGTCGTCTGCTTGTATCCAAGTGTCAACTGTTGATTGTGGGATTTTTGCTAATCTACAAGCCTTGGTTACAGAATAACCTAATAAGAAATAAGGCTTCAATACCTCGTTTAGAATTTTGTCTTTATCCCAAGCTACGCCCTGTGCCATTATATATTAAATTTATGCCCACACTCTGGACACTCAATTTCCTTTCCGTTTTTTAAACTCAAACCACCCTCTTCCAAATTGTCTTTAAAATTGTCCCAATCAAATTCTAGAACCTTTGAAAACTCTGCCCTCTGCTCATCTGTATAAGGTAACTTTATATTAGCCAATTCAACTACCAACCCTGCTTCGCTGACCCTATTAAAAGGAACTTGAACTTGAAACCATAGTGTAATGGCTTTAGCTCTAACGTCATCTACAACCCCCATATCGTAAACATAAATCTTGTCGTAACCAAGTTCTAGCATTGCTCTATACCTTTGCTCACCGTCTAGTATTTCAAACCCGCTATTCTGCCTTACGAGTACAAGTTGTTGCTGTCCGTTTTCTTTTATTGAACTAACGACATTTTTGTATTCGTCTGTATTTAAGTCTTTTGGATTCCATGTATTTGGTCTTACATCTTTTATATCTATTAATTTTATTTGTTCAACATTAAATGTATGTTCTACCATTTTATTCCTTTACGTTCCCAGAGTTGGGTAATATATTTTTCCATACTTAAAAAGCCGTCAATAGCTTTAGGTATTCTCTGTGTATAGTTTAGCGTCTTACCCAGTATATTATCAAATTCACTACCATTACTTTGAACTTTACCCCTATGATACCTAACGATTCCGCCATACCTACCGGGTCCTAACCAACTTGTACTGTCTACGCTGTAAAAAGGGTATGACTGCATTAAGCTAGTGGAGGTAAGCCCAAAGCCATGTATCTTCTTAGGCCAGTAATCCTTAGCAATTGAAAACACCTTTTCAAGGAAAGGAATTAAAATCTTTTTAGGTTTACCCACCATAGCACCTAACGCTATATAGTCAGCGGTCTTAAAATACTCATGTAAATATTCGGTGGGTGAGCCAACATGATAAACAGGAAGTGGCTTTACCCCATTTTTCAGCATATACATATAATTCGTATGGCTTGCTTCCGCATTTCCTATAACATCTAAATTTGCATAAATAGATAATCTATTCTCATATCTTTTAATAAACTCAATATACTCATTAATATCTATTACTGCATTGCTTACAAAAGCACTAAAAGCACCGCTATCCAAAAACATATCAGGAAAAACTAGATTATGTTCGGGCTTCCTGCTCTTAACATAAAAATATGATACCAAGCGTCTTTTAACACCCTTTGCAAGTAACATCTCGTGATAAGACTTAGACTCCGCACCTGCAAAATATATCTTCATGCCCTGCTTACCAGCATATAGCCCAAGAAAATCCCAACTATGCCGATTATCCCCTCAATTGCCGAAGGTGCTGGTATGGGTAGTTTTAATACACCAAACACAACACCTGTTATCATTCCAGTAATTAGTGGTAATAAGTAATTCATTCTTTCAACCCCTCTTTCACATTATTTAAATAATTAACTGCATCTTGCCACTCGTTGTCAGTAAGTAGCGGGTCTTGCCTATTGTTATCCAAAAACGCCTCTGTTCTCTCAACACATGTACCGCACTTTAAACAAGGCCTTTCCTCTCCCTTATAACAACTCCAAGTCTTTTCAAAAGGCACTTTTAGCTCAAAACCCCTCTTTGCTATATCCGTCTTAGACATTTTGTTGAATGGAGCTAGTAAAGATACATCGGCAAACCCCTCGTTTCCAATTCTTAATGCTGTATTTAAAGCACTAGCGAATTCGGGTCTACAGTCTGGATAGACAAAGTGGTCTCCAGAGTGTGCGCCAAAGTACAACCTATCCGCATTAATTGACACAGCGTACCCATAAGCTATTGAAAGCATGATTGCATTTCTGTTAGGTACTACGGTTTGCTTCATGTTGTCCTCTGCATAATGACCCTCTGGCACTTCTGCATTGCTTGTAAGAGCCGAGACAAGCAAGTCCTTTACTCCCGATATATCAACTATATGATGTGTAACATTAAGTTCTTTACAAAGTTCTTTCGCTTTTTCTAATTCCTTTTTATGTTTCTGCCCATAGTTAAACGAAATGGCATGTACTTCATTTCCCTGACCAAGTGCCTCAAATAACAAAGTGGTACTATCCATGCCTCCTGAAAGTATAGTTACAATTTTCATAATTACCTCCTTAATAAATTTAAAAACTCACTCCTTGCTTGACTAACTGTTCTAAATACACCTCTAACATCGCTTGTGATAGTTTCGCTATCCATCTCAACACCCCTGCACCGCATACACCCATGCACACCCCTAACAACAACCATAATCCCACTTGGTTTCAAATGCGTTTCAAGTATGTCGGCTATTTCACAAGTCAAATTCTCCTGTATCTTCGGAAATGAAGCAACCGCAATACATAACCTAGCAAACTTAGACAAACCAAGTGCCAAACCTTTTGGTATATAACCAATATCTATTTTATAAATAATAGGCAATAAGTGGTGAGGACACATACCAAAACATTCAATATCTTTAATAATAACCATTTGGTCATTTGTTGTCGGGAAAATCTTACTCATTATGCTTTCTATATGGGAATACTCGCTGTCTCTAAAAAAATGCCTATACATACGTTCAACTCTTTTAGGAGTTTCAACCATATCGGGGTTATTTTTCCAATCAGGATATAAGTCGCTTAATATGCTTTCAATATGTTCAATCATACTTTCCTTCTAGCTCCCCAAATATCAACATGAAGCCTACCCATTAACCTGTAACCTTTTGTTTTGGCAAGTTCCACAACATTCTTTGCATTAGCCCACACCTCGCCACTCGTTACCCCCTGTGGCATTATTACTATTTTTTCATGCTCTAAATTAAAAGGCTTAACGAAATCCACCTCTATTTCTTCCAAATCCTCATCGGTCATTACTACGAATTTAAACTGTGTATTGACTTTATTCAAGGCTTCAAGCACATCTCCTTTTATACGAGCTACGTCATAATTCTTTGAATTTCTTAGCTTAGGTGAGCAATTAAACTGACACTTTGTAAGTTGCAACTCTGTTGGCATTACTGTTCCATTTGTTTCTATTTCGTATTTCCAGTTCGGTCTTTTTAAAATAACTTCATCAATTAATGCTTTTTGGAGTAAGGGCTCGCCACCTGTAAATACGACCCTTATAGTAGTTTTTGGCTTCCAAGTTTCCTCAATCCTCTTAATAGTTTCGTCAACTGTTAGTTCGTAGCTTTCTGTCCAAAACTCTTTTGAGTTAGGGTTCCATGTGTAATAGGCATCGCACCACACACACCTTAAATTGCACACATGGAGTCTTACAAATACAGTAGGAAGACCCATGGTCATTCCCTCGCCCTGTATTGTATAAAACACCCCATCACCAGATAATCTAAATTTATCCCTGTTAAGCCTTACACGAGAAGCGTCTTTAAATTCCTTTGGCACATCATTATCTATTACGTCAAAGGCTCTTTTTAAATCCTCGTCAAAGCTTTCAATAATATTAGGGTTATCT